ATCTTATCTAGCAAATCAGAAAAAGTTTTTGTTTTTTCTTTGTCGTATGTTCGTATCTTGCGTGGCTTTTCCTTTTGAGTTTGTGGAATTTCCGCAGGACTCGGAGCCGCAGGATTTAAAACCACCACGGGACTGGGAGACTGGAAGCGTTTAAACAGCTTAATCAAAAACTGATGTACAGAATCTGCCAAGGATTGCGCTATAGCTATCATGTTTTTCTCCACAAAACTTTGGGTGACCCGTTGGATGACTTGGCTGCACCAAAGCCAGCAGAGATAATTTTGCCGTCACGCTGGCAGCGCTTGGCTATGTGCCCCCAAGCTCTACCGTCCGGAGGACTGGGAAGTCCATGGGACTCGGCAAACACCCGGGCCTCCTCTGTGAGGAATGGAGACTGTGCCTTTACGGCGTACTCGGCAAACAAGGCCACAGCCTTCAATGTCCAATCATCAATCTCGCGGTCGGCTCTTTCAGCCGATGCTTGTGCGGCGGCATGGCCCTTCTCTGATGCGCTAAACAAATCTTCCTGCATGATGAATCCTTTTAAAGTTTGTGTTTGTTGAGTGATGGCTTAATTTTCGGATGGGCGCGGCTGTGGACACTGAAAGCCCTGTAGGCCACCACATTTTCCTCTGGGGTCAGGTGAGCGTACCTCTGCGCGGCTCTTGGTTTAAACGCAGCATCCTTTATAAAGATGCTTGGGCGCGGGTCTTTCTTCCATTCAAACGGGTTCATGGCTTCCTCATTTCCAACATCGCTGCCCTGCAGTCGTTCCACCCTGCGGCATATGCAGGTAGCTCATCTTCATTCGGCCCAATTGCATCAGGCACTGCTGGCTGTGCTGCGGGTGGGGTGGTGTAAAGGGGTTTCCATTCGTGCTCAGATGTAAATTCGAAATCGTAGGCATCCCCCTTGTCAAGCCAGAATGACTGAAGGTGGCCTCGTTGATACATGGCCCACGCCACAGGCACCTGCACAGGTGCTGCAAGGGCTTGCTTGACGCATTCGGGCCACACCTTATCGGCCCACTCGCCAGCCTCTTTAGGCGTGATTATTTTGCTCATGCTTGTCCCCTTGCTCGGATGGCTTCAGCAAGCATTGCACCATTCGCTAAAAATGGGCCGTGCGATTCAATCACCTTTGCACACGCCTCACGCTCATCAGCACGGGCAAGGTCTACTAATCGCTTAAGCTTCAATAGCTCGTCCTCAGTCCAGAACCTTCCTTCGCCGTAAACTTCATGGGCCATCTCAATCAATGTTTTCACAAACAACTCCTAAGCGTCAGTAATCCAAGCATCAACGTGATAAACGCCACAACGACCCACACAAGCTGCCCATCGGCTGGGGTTGGCTTATCGTCTTCGGTCATGCTCCCCTCGCTTTCAGCATGTCGTCGGCCATTTCATAAGCTACTTTTGATATGTAATCGCAACGTGGTTGCTCAACGTCAACCATCATTCCTTGCATCGCCTTGGCCGCAAAGTAGTCCCTCAAGGTCATGCCAATGCTTTGGGGGTTGGCAAAGTTGTCGCTGGTAACAGGAAACGCTGGCGGGTTGTGTGCCCTCTTGCGCTCGGCGGCTTGGCGCTCGGCCTGTTCAATGGTTGTCCTGCTCATTTGATGATCCTTAGAAACGCGCCGCATCGGGCGCACTTGTAGATGGGTTGGCCCTCAACAGGCTCCCAAAGATGTTGTTTGCAGTCGGTCATATGCTTCTCCGTTTAAACGCAACAACAATCTTGCCTTGCGCCATGTTCTTGTTACATCGGTCTTCGATGGGTCGCGCCATTTAAACTTTGGGTCTGTAATGCGCCTAAGAGGGTCAACTCTTGTTGGATTCTGATTCCTCAAGTGATCGGCTGTCCATGTGTCCATCATATTTCTCCGTTATCCAAAACCCCGCATGATTAACAAGCATCCCAAGTGCGGTCATCTCTTCGGTTGTCCTGCAACGGCGATCAACGCCGTGCTTTCCAGTCCGATGCTTGTCGAATGCCGCGTTGCTGTTGAAGTACTGCTTGCAGCTTTGGCACTGGTTACGATTCCCCGTCAGATGCATGATTGCCTCCTGATAGGATTTCATGCTTTGCAACCTCTTGGTCTACCAACTCCGCAAATGACAGGCCCGATGGGAACCTCATCTGCGCAGCTTGAATTCCAGAGACAACGTGTACAGCCTTCTTCAGGCCTTCGTTGAACCCACTGGTGTACGGATCACCGGATGCCAGCTTGGCACTCAATGCATCCCGAATGATTTGGCTCATTGGGGTTCGGGTGGTTTTTGAAAACCTCTTCAATCTGACGATATCCTTGGGTGTCAGGTACGTCATGAATGGTTTGTAGTTTGTGCTGAATGTCATTGTTTTCCCTTAAAACGGATCGTCTGGCCATTTGTAATCCTCGTATTCTTTGACAAGGTCATCAAACAAATGCTTGGCAACCTCGTTCCCGTGAAGCTCGGTGCGGCTCTCTACCCCGCACCGTTTACACAACTCATGCGCAGCTTCTGCTTCACCACTGATCTCAAGGAAGTCGTGAAACTTGGGTTCTTTGCAAAGCATCCCTGCCTTCTGAACCCTGTTGTTGTACTGGGTAGCGGACTCGTCATCTTGAATCCGCACCAGAGCACAACCGTATCGCGCCCCAACGAAGTCACGCAGAATCTCTTCCGGGCATTCGTCGGGGTGGATTGCCAGCGTCAAGACAAAACCAGTGCGGTCTTGTTTCAACGCCACCTTACGGGCTTCAAATTGAAGTGCCACATCAGTCCTTGGTGGCCTCAAGCCGTGCGTCGATTTCGTCGATGCCCAGTTTGCTCTCAAGGTAAGTGATCACATTTGAGAGACCACGGTTCTGTTGCTTCAAGGCTTTGGCAACCGCCTCAAGCTCATAAACATTGCTCCGCAGATCACGAATCTGGCTCTCCATAAAACTGATCTGGTTGGTCAACTGAACCAATGTTGGTACGCTATCCTCACGCACTTTTAATCGGGGAGACTTGTAGCCTGTGAGGGTCTGGTAGACGTAAGTCTTGCTGGTGTTGAAAAACTTTGCAATCTCTTCTTTTGTTGCTTCAGGATTGTTCTTCTTGTGCTCAAGAATCTGTTCTTTCAATGTCATGTCGCTCTCCTTAAAATGGTATGTTGCTGTCATCGCCAAAGTCATCCTCTTGGCGGGTGGGCTGGCGGGTATAGCCGCCGCTTTCTTGCTTTGGTACATAGCGGTTAACACTAAGCGACAGGTATGTCTTGCCATCCTTGCCGACCTTCTTCCAGCCGGACAATTTGACGATGGTCAGGCCATCCTCTGTCCTGATGTTGGTCATGTCCTTCAAGTTGATGGAAATTTCACCCCAGTAGTCGGGAGAGTTTTGTCCCTTCTTGATGGTCGCGGCGCGAAGTGTTCCGCTGTCAGGCGGGGCTTTGTATGCAGTCGATTTAGATTGATAAGTCATTCTGATTTCTCCGAGAGTTGCTTCTTGAGTTCTGCGAAGCGGTTACGAACCTGACCATAAAGATCAGGGTGGCTTACTTTGAGGGCATCAAGCTGGCCTTGATTCGCCTTCCAGTAACTGTTTAAACCTTTGACATCGGTGAGGTGGTTTGTGTACGTCATCATCCCTTCGGCAAACAACTGGACATTGGCATCGACCTGTCCGGTGTTGACCTCAACATCTGCCATCGCAGTGCCGTCTGGAGTCACGGCCTTGATGATTACAGGCGCTATCTCCTCCGACTGGGGTAAGTCCTCACCCGCATAGATATAGAGCCCCAATCCGTGCAGTGCCAGCCCCTTGACCATGCATCGCATGATGGCGGTGTTGACGTTGAAAGAATCAAGCTTCTCAACCTTGTCGTTGCCCCACTTGTCTTTAAAACTCCTGCCCTCAATGGAAATTGGCTGGTTACTGCTGTTCATCACCGGGAGAAAGCAAGTCATGGGCTTGCCAAACATGGTGACGGTGACCCACACCATTGCTGTGCCGTTGATGTCCATGTAAGGCTTGCTGCCAAAGTTCATCACCTCAAAGCTGGCGGCAGGGTCAGCCTTCAAGGCCTCTGCCCATGCCCATGCCCATGACAGGTACGACAGGTCTTTCTTCTTCTCAACGTGATCATTCACGTTCAGCTTCAATAGATCAAGCTGAGACATCTGCTTGTCCTTTGAGTTCTGATTGGTATTGGTCGCACCATTGGGCAACTCCGCAGTAGTTCCCGGCACAACGTTTTGGTTCACCACGTCTAATTTCGACATATCCTTTTTCCTTCTCTGCCAATGTTTTGGCCTCTTCGACGGTTTTAAAAATACGGATGGCAGTCTTCCTGCCCTCCTTCTTCACAGCGAATATCGTTTCCGACATCCAGCGTTCCTCGTTGGAGCAGTTCTGGAGGTCTTCCCCAAAGTCCGCCCTCATCTTGGCCTCACGGTGCATCTCAAGACGCTCCCGTATATACATCTCTGTCTTTACGCTGTCCCACATTGGGACATCCACTATGCAGATGGAAGCGGCTGGGTAGTCATGCCTTTCAACATGCTTGCTGTAATCGCGCACCATTGCGCAAATCTTCAGGCCCACCACCTTCTTGCGCTTGACGGTCTCGACCAGCCACTTGTAGATGTTGAGTTGCTGAGTCCATTCCTCCTTGGCTTGCATGACTGCCCATGCAGAGGTGAACTTGTAGTCGTGAATGACCACGCCCTCGGGGGTGTCCTCTTGCAGGTCAATCGCCCCGCTGATCTTCACGCCGTTGACCTCGGCAAAGAGGCGCTCCTCCTTGAGCCACCCCGGTGTATCGCCCCTCTCCATTACAACGTGGAGGGCAGAGCCAAGCAAAGTCCACATCATGTCGGACACATCAAGTTTGATCTGGTCGTTGTACTTCTCCCGCATCCTGCGAATCTTCGGGGGAGACATGATCTCCGTGACGCTGTACTGCGAGTCCCCCTTGCTGTAGTATTCCCGCTTTGCGAGGGTCACCAGAGGCTCTGGTACACCGTGAACGTTCGTAACTTCCATTTCAACTCCAAAAGGTTTGTATGACTGCGAAACTCAATAATAGTGATGATACAACAGAATTGCAAGCCCTAGTGCAAATTATTTTTGGTGAGCCAGCATCAAAAAGCAACAGTCGGCGGGTGGTACGTTTCGGCGGGATGTCCCGACTCATCAAGTCAGAGAAGGCTTTGAACTACTGTGATGTGTTTAAACAGCAATGCAGGCAGCTCGGCACGCTGATGACCGGCGACCTTCGGGTGACGCTGCGAATCTATTACGCAAGCCGCAGACCTGACTTGGATGAGACGCTGATCCTCGACCTGATGCAGGGACTGATCTATGAGAACGACCGTCAGGTCAAAGAGCGCCATGCGTACTGGGGTCTTC